TTATGGGCGACGACGAAGTTGAAGGCGACATGGAACCAGAAATGGACATGGAACCAGAAATGGACATGGAACCAGAAATGGAAGAAGCGTTTGTAGAGGCAAAAGAAGAAGAAGCGGACGAAGTTACTGAAGAAGCAGAATCAGACGATGATGCAGAAGAACTTGAAGAAGCAGCTGATCTAAAGAAAGTCGGTAAAGACGGCGCAATGCACCCAGTAGACATGCCAGCAGGCGATGATGGTAAAGCATCACCAGTTGCAGGTAAAAATGACATGGGCGGCAAAGCAGTTGACATGACAAAAGACAGCAAAGGATCTGACAAAGGTTTATCAGACAAATCAGCAAAAGATATGGGCGTAGCTCATCCAGGAGATGGTGCTAAACTATCACCGGAGACTAAAGGCCATGGCGCTGAGAAAAAAGGTAAATCTGCGTAATGTTTACACTTAAAGAACACCTTACATTTGACCAAGCTAAAATCGTAACCGAAGCCGTGGATAACGGCAAAGGCGGTAAAAACTTGTTCATGGAAGGTATCTTTGTCCAAGGTGCTAAACAAAATCAGAACCAAAGAATTTACCCCGTTAATGAAATTACCAAAGCTGTTAATTCAGTTCAGAGTAAAATTGACGAGGGTTTTACAGTATTAGGCGAAGCTGACCACCCAGATGACTTACAAGTTAATTTGGACCGAGTGTCACATATGATTGAACGTATGTGGATGCAAGGTAGCGATGGTTATGGAAGACTAAAATTGTTGCCAACTCCAATGGGAAATATTTGTATTACCCTATTAGAGAACGGCGTTAAACTTGGTGTATCATCACGCGGTAGTGGTAATGTTACAGAAAGTGGAAATGTAAGCGACTTTGAAATCCAAACGGTTGACATAGTTGCAAACCCATCGGCTCCCGATGCGTATCCAGATCCACTTTATGAACAAATTATGAATGGCAAAAGAGGTAATATTTTACTAGACGTTGCCGCAGCTAAAACAAAAGATGATGCAGCACAAAAATATCTCCAGGAAGAGGTATTGAAGTTCATTGAATCACTAGATATTAGGAGAAAGTAATGGCTCATGCAATAGAACAACTCCTAAGTTCAGAAGTCCTATCAGAAGAAGTGCGTTCAACACTTTCCGAAGCATGGAATGAGAAACTAGCAGAAACTCGTGAAGAGATCACAACTGAATTACGCGAAGAATTCGCTAATCGTTATGAAACAGATAAAGAGCAGATGGTGTCCGCACTTGATAGCATGTTATCTGAAACAATAAAAGGCGAATTAGAAGAATTCCAAGCAGATAAACAAAAAGCAGTTGAGGCTCAGGTAGAGTATAAGCGTAAGATTTCAGAACATGCAGAACTACTTGATGGTTTTGTAATGGAAACTCTTAAAAAAGAGGTTACAGAACTACGCGAAGACAGAAAACTTCAAGAAGGAAACTTTGAGAAGTTGGAAGACTTTGTTATGGAACAACTTACTTCAGAACTTAACGAATTCCACCAGGACAAGAAAGACCTTATTGAACAGAAGGTTAAACTTGTCTCAGAAGGTAAAGATATGATTGCTAAAGCAAAAGCAGACTTTATTGATAAATCTTCAGGCAAACTAGCTGACATTGTAGAATCTACAATTAAAACAGAACTAGGTATGCTTAAAGAGGATATAAAATCCGCTAAAGAAAACATGTTCGGTCGCAAAATTTTCGAAACATTTGCAGCTGAATTCATGGGTTCACACCTTGCAGAAGGCACACATATCTCTAAACTTTCAACAGAACTTTTAGACGTGAAGACTCAATTAGAGGAATCACAAAAAGAGATCACTGACAGAGAGGCTAAAATTGAAGAAGCAACTAAAGAAGTTGCAGCAATCAACGAAAGCCGAGCACGTGAAACAGCAATGGCTGAATTATTAGCACCTTTGTCAAAAGACAAACGTAAGTTGATGTCAAACTTACTTGAATCAGTTAATACACCAAAACTGAAAGCAGCATTTAATAAATATCTGCCAACAGTGTTAAATGAAACAGTAAAGAAAGCAGAAACAAACAAAACACAGCTAAATGAGACTCAGAAGACTGAGGTCACAGGTGATAAGCAGGCAACTACGCAGGAAACTAGCAGCGAAGCTGAAATTATTAACCTCAAAAAATTAGCAGGTATCATTACAAATTAAGGAGTATACCATGTCAAACTTATTTGAAAATTGGGACGTAACTAAAGGCGCCCTAACTGACGGTTTAGACGGCAATAAAAAGGTTGTTATGGAGTCAGTTCTTGAGAATACCAAGAGCTATCTTTCAGAATCAGCAGCTGCCGGATCAACTATGTCAGGCAACATCGCAACATTAAACAAAGTAATTCTACCAGTAATCAGACGTGTAATGCCGACGGTTATTGCGAACGAATTAGTTGGTGTTCAACCAATGACTGGTCCAGTAGGCCAGATCCACACTTTACGTATCCGTTATTCACAAGCAGCAGCAGGTGTTGCCGCTGGTGATGAAGCACTTAGCCCATTTGCAATTGCAAAAGGTTACTCAGGTGATGCGGCTACAGGTGGTCCATCTTCAACAAGCTCATTAGAAGCTGAAGCAGGACGTAAAATGTCAATTCAAGTGTTGAAACAAACAGTTGAAGCTAAAACACGTAAATTGTCAGCACGTTGGACTTTTGAAGCGGCACAAGATGCCAATTCAATGCACGGTCTAGACGTAGAAGCAGAAATTATGCAAGCACTTGCACAAGAAATTACTGCTGAAATTGACCAAGAAGTTCTAACTTCATTACGCACACTGGCAGGCACAGCTACTGACTCATATGATCAAGCAGCAGTATCAGGTCAAGCAACTTTCGTTGGTGACCAGCATGCCGCACTAGCAGTTCTTATTAACAGAGCAGCTAACTTGATCGCAGCAAGAACACGTCGTGGCGCAGGTAACTACGTAGTTGTTTCACCAACTATGTTAACTGTTCTACAAAGTGCGACAACTTCAGCGTTCGCAAGAACAACTGAAGGTCCATTTGAAGCACCAACTAACACTAAATTTGTTGGAACTTTGAATAACACTGTTCGTGTATTTGTTGATCAATATGCATCAGATTCTACACCAGTTCTTGTTGGATATAAAGGTGAAGGCGAAATCGACGCAGCAGCGTTCTATTGCCCATACATCCCACTTATGTCTTCAGGCACAGTATTAGACCCGGCAACTTTCGAGCCAACAGTGTCATTCATGACACGTTATGGTTATGTAGAGCTTAACAACCAAGCTTCATCTCTTGGTAACGCGGCTGACTACTTAGCGAAAATTGACGTTAATGCAGGTAACCTATCATTTAAGTAATACTTAAATTAGATATATTGACGGAGCAGGTCCCTTTTAAGGGGCCTGTTCTTTTGATAAATAAAAAAGTCAACATTTCGGTTGACAAGATTCACATATACACGTATAATTAAAAGTTACATTTGGTTATTGAGTTAACTAATGGATAGAAGCTGACTACGAAGTTAGCATTTTAGAGGGAAAAAATATGAAAACAACAGTAAGCGTTTTGGCTATTCTGTTTGCAACATCAGTTGCAGCACAGGCCGAAACAACAACAACCACAGTAGCGGCATCACCGGTTCTTCCGTTGACTACAACTATTGATGTTGATGTTTCTAAAAACTCAACAACTGGCAAGTATGTCAGTAACACAACACTTAACCTTGACCTAGATTCAACTGGTCCAGCGTTTGGTGGGTTTGATCTTAAAATTACAGATGGCACAATTGCATTAGGTGATTGGCAGATCGGAACAGCAGTTGCAGGTGCAACAGTATCACTAGGTAAGCAAGGCGACTTGTTCCCATCAGCAGGACTAGAAGTAGTAGGTTCAACTACACTTGCTAATCCTACGGTAAACGAATCAGTGATGGCTAAAGCAGGTGGTCTTTCATTAATGGCCGGTTTTGACAGTTTATCAACTGACGTAACTGATCTTGATAACGTTCAGGCAGCATACGACTTTAAAGTCGGTGTTATCGGAATGGGTGCAGCAATTGATTATAACACTGACACTAAAGCAAAATCTTATGGCGTAAGTTCATCACTTGACCTTACATCAAGCATGTCAGTGGGTGGCACAGCAACATATTCTGCTGATAAGCTAGGATATGAAGTAAATGCAAATGCTGGAGTAATTTCAGTGTTTGTTAACGGCGACGAAGATAATAAACTTCAACACGTTGGTGCAGGAGTTAAAAGTTCATTCAAGGGAATTGATCTTTATGCAGAAGCATCGTATGATACAGATGCAGAAAGTTTAACACCGGCAATCGGTGCATCATTTAAATTTTAAATTAATTTAAAAATTATTGCAATAATTAAGGGCCTTAACGGGCCCTTTTTTAATTCTAAATATATATATTCTTTTTTTAGATAAATACATATTGTAAAGAGAACATAAGGAAGAATAACGTATGGCATCATATATAAAACCAGATAACGATCAATTAGTAATTAAAAGTATTAAAGATCTTGATTTAAATGCTTTAAGTAGCACAGACTCTGCTCTGCATGTCGAAGGCGGCGCATGGGTTGGCGGAAGTTTAT